CTACTCGTTCCTTAATGTTGCTCACAGAGCCTCCTGTGGCTTCTGGTGAGGGGGTAAACTTAGCACAAGCAAAACAGTAGCTAGACCCATCCTCATTGTAGGACAACGCATCACTAGAACCACAGTCCTCACATTGCTGGTGTAACTTTACGAATGTCATCAGTGTACTACCTCCTCATCACCGAACACGGAGTTGTATTGGGATAGCAACTCATCATCCGAAAGATCTTGTAGCTTATCAGATACTCTTCGCCTGTGAAAATAAACAAGCTCCATAAGTGAAACATGATAGAGATTATCCTCAACTAACTCTTCAATCATTTGTTCGCGTGTCATATGTAGTTCCTATGTATTAGTAATAGTAGTAATAGTATTAATAATAGTAATACTTAGTTATCTATATAGAGATTGTAGCACACTCAGCGCTGCTGTGACAACCTGTTTTCTCGGTCTTTTTTCGCATTAATCATACGTTCGTTCCACTCATCACTATCCCACGAGACAGTAGTGCATGGTTTTTCAAACACGACCACCTGACCATCATGGTATTTGTCAGGTCTAGTAAAAACTCTGTTAATTTTTTGTATATATTCTGGTGTTATGTCACACCAACTACACGCAATCAATTCCATTTGATACCCGTGCCTGTCATATATTTCAGAGTATCCAAACTCCATCGTCCCACTGTCACCATCAGTATACAAAACCTTAACAGTGTCATCGTCATACTTTTTAATCATGAACTTAGCACCAGACAGATACTCTGTAAACTTACACAGGTGTGCTAAGTCTCTGAATCCAAAGTCTTCTATAACCGATAGTCGTCTTTGCTCATCATTTTCCATGCTTGATTCTCCTGTAGTTTTCACCGTAATACTCCTCGACAGGTGCATCCAATAAGTCCTTGAACCTGTCCAACTTACCTGACCGCTTCAGTTTCCATAACGCTTTACGCTCAATGTTACGTACTGTTTCGCTTGACACACCCAACACCTCAGCGATCTGAGCGTACGTCATACCGTGTCTCATGTTAGAACCTCATCATCGATCTGTCTTTGAGCTTGACTAGCTTACCATTCTTACCACAATACAAGTCAATAAACAACGCTGTCTTCATTGCCTTCTTACTTGGGAACACCATGTATTCAACACCGTTCTCTGGCTTGAAGTCACGCAGCCTCTTGACCATACGGTACACAGCAAGGCGTCCCGGTCTTAGCTCATCAACTGGTTTGATGTAATAACTCATAGCTCATATCCTCCGTATATTTCCTCGAGCCTGCGGTACACACGATCTGTCCACTCGTTAGCACTGTAATCAGAGATCACAATCATAGGCTCATGCTCTGATCCGTTGTTGTATATCAACGAGAAGAACCCACGATAGTTACCGTCCTTATCGTACACCTCTAGCTGATCCATATCAGTCTGCGATAAGTTCTTCAGGATGTTGAGGTTGTTGTTACATCCCTGCACAGACAGTTCTTCCCCGTCCCATACGGACACTCTGTTGTTGTCCTCAAGACAGATACGCACCAGATCCTGCAAGACAGGACGCTCTCCCGGTGCGGCATACTCAGGTAACGCTGTATCAAATTGAACAATCATACTTCATCTCCAGTTTGTACACTAAAATCTAAGCAGTTATTTTCAATAAGATTTTCTAAATAATTTATTACCTCTGGCAGTGTGATTATGCCTAAATCTTTATCAATTTCCATTTCTAATTCAATCGTCACGATAGCCATGATTAATCTCCATGATCACTATGATGGTAGTCTGCGTTGCTTATCTCATCAGAAATAAGATCGAATATATAACTAGTGTTGATCCAATTAGTGATGTCAACTCCACGCGATTTAACTGATACCAATTCAACTAAGTCCTCCTCGTTATCAGCACTGTAGATTGTGTACTCAATGGTTGCGTATATAGACATCCACTCACAGTCTAACTCCACATCCATCACCTGATTACCATACATACTAGCTGTCCCCATCGTTAGCCTCCTAATGATGTGTGTAACTTACGTTCGGTACTGCTTTATCCCAACACGCTCGACACTCACCACACTTGTTGTCCTGCTTGGGTGCGGGGCATACGAACGAGTCAGTAGGGATTCTATTCCTGTGTACTGTTGATGTCAAGCTGAACCTCTTCGGTGGTGACCCGTCAACCATCGCAGCAGACACACGCACAATCAGATTGTCCGGAATGTCACCACTGTACTGCGACACGTACTTGGCCTCACGCGTAGGCAACCAGTGTTTAGTCTCAGGTGTACGCCTTGCCACCTCCACGATGTTAGACAAATGCCACACACCTTGGATGTCACCCGAGTCATGCCACCTAAAGTATGGCGCTTTGTTGATAGCTATCGCCATGTTCTCCACCCAATCAGGATGAGAAAGAGCATCAAGTCTACGCTTCAACGCCTTCTTTACATTAGGAAAAACATAGTTACCCTTGCAAGCATAGCAGTCCTCACACACAGACCCCTTCACCTTCATGAGCTTGGAACCAGTGTGACAGTTCTCCGCTGGTGTTGATGTGGATCTGCACGGAACCTTGCTTGGGTTAGCTAGTCCACCCACTGCATCTCGTGCATCAGTAAGTACACTCATAACTTTTTCTCCACGTATCTACGCATAGCATAGTGTCCATCTTCGATAGTATCCAAATAAAACTGATGGCTAAATGATCCATCAAAGTAAAGAACTACCTTGAATCGTTTTCTTCTTGAACGTCTAGCGCACTCCTTCATTGGATCCACTATCGCTAGTCTCGCATCCAAGCGTCCACATTCACTATGCATCCACGTTGGTTGCATCTTTGAATACAACGACTCCTCTACTTTTTCCCTCATAACATCTCCTTTAACTCCTTCTTGATACGCCTCGCATCATCACCACGCCACGAGGCAGCGTTCGATAGAAAGTAAAGCACCACACTCCTACCACTGTCAAGGTAATAGTCATCGTCAATGCTAGTCAGGTACTGCATGGCGTCAAGGTATGGCTGTGCATACGGTGACACCTTCGACCACGTAGCGTTAACGTCACGCGCTATCTCATGTATAGGTCTGCTCATCACAACTCCTCCGTAATAGTATCAAGTGCCCATTGAAAGGCAGATGCACGACCTTCCATGTATCCCTGCAACACTTTCCAAGTAGCAGATTCAGATGACTCAGGATCAGATTCTGCCTTTTCATAATAGTACTTTGCCTCAGACCGACAGTTCTCGATCTTCCGCATGAGGGCTGAAATTACTTGTTGCTTTTTGTCCATCACTTACTCCTCTTTAGCTATGGGTATACCCATCAGTCTCAATGGCGAGCCACATACCACACCACGGCACTACGACTGCGCCATCCATACAAAAACCAGACTCAACACTACGCCTAAACTGCAAGTAACTCAAGTCTGATCCACCACGTTGCCACACACGCAACAGTGCATGACGTTGCTCTTTCGTTAGTACCATCACCGCCTCCTTTTTTTAAATGCATTTAAATTTCGATATAGCTGGACGTTATCGCCCCAGCCAGCACATATTATCGCACAGCATAATAACCATGTCAAATAGACGCGCCTAGCGACGCTATGAGAGGCTCTGTATGACGCTGTGAGCAACGATAACAAAAGCAAGGGTATGGTATAGGGTAGGAATAGAACGTCGCTTAGAGAGCGATACAGAGAGAATTACGGGCATAAAAAAACCCCACCATTGCTGGCAGGGTTTCGGTAGGGGTCAGATTAGCTTGTCAATTCAGCGTAAACGATAAGCAGAAAGCAAGCTATCAGGATTAATCCCATGGTGTCATTCATGCGGAGAGGTCAAGGGTAGCGATGAACGCGGCGATGTCATCCTTGGTGTGCCCGTTGCTGAGCGCGTCACCTATGAACGTCGACCATAGCGTCGCCAGATCCTTGGCATCGTTGGCGGTTGGTTCGGATCCTTCACCGTCGCCTTCAGCTTTTCCAGCACTAGGGATGCGGAGCGCCTTGGCGAGTGAGTCGATACCCTTCACGCCCTTATCCATTTTGGCTTTGACTACCTTCTGACCGGCGGCGGGTGTCTTGACCTTGTGGTACTCGCACAGTTTGGCGTCCAGTCCCGTGGCAACCTTGAGGATCGTTCGCACCATTGACGCCATCGCATCTTTTGAGCTGTCAGTGCCGGTCAGTGTTTCCTTGTAGCCCGCGATGTAATCCTTCATATCCTGAACCGTGTGGATCTTCCTTGCATCGTCCAACAGCCGAACGGATAACAGTGTGGACTGGTCATTGTGGAATTTTCCAAACTGTCGACCAGCGATGAATGGTGCGCTTGTGTTGGATTGTACGTTTTCAGCTTTCATATCTATCTACCTTTAGCAACAGTGCGGAATAGCACCATGCACACAGTCTGAGGCTTCGTTTTTCAAATGTCAACAGATAATCAGAAAAAAACTTAAATGCATTTAAGTCTTGTCATAGGCCATGAGAACCCATCAATGGCGCTGTGTTGGTCGATAGTGTCGGGCTATATGTGGACCTTCATTGCCTCTCATTCTGCCTAATTCTGCATTGATCACCATAGGCCGGTTCTATTTTGACACCGGGGGAGGGGAATTTTGCAGTTCTGCGCGCGGTGGTGCCCCACAGATACAAAAAAGAGTCAAATTAGGCCATAACAAATCTAGTTGTTTGTTCTTATTTTTCAATTAATTGCATAATGCAACTTGCATAATGCTAATCTGCACTGTAAATGTACAGAATCTGCACTGTAAAACCACTGTCCTACAGGTAATATTTCTTATTTTATAAAAAGTTCTTGACTTTTAGTAAAAAATATGCTATAATAATATGTATATATAGAACAATGCAGTTCCTATTTACGAATAACGTATCTAAATATTACTATTACATACAACAAATAGAAACAAATATAAGAAAAGAACCAAAAAACCCAACTAGGTTGAGTCTATATAGATGGATAACGACAAACAATCAGGTAAAGCGTCGCCAAACGCGACTAATCCTGTTGGTCGCCCTAAAAAATCTTCTGTTTCCTCCAAGAAAAAGGGGGGCAGAAGGGCTGTAGGTAGACCAAAGGGTGACGCTGCAATTATAAATGAGTACAAAGCGAGGATGTTAAACTCTCCTCGTTCTCGTGCCGTAATGGATGCTATATTTGAAGCGGCTACAGACCCAGAACACAAAAACCAAGCAGCAGCATGGAAGTTGGTAATGGATCGTATCCTTCCTATTGCTGCATTTGAAAAGGATATAATCAAAGATGCAGGAAGAAGTGCGATACAGATTAACATCACTGGTGTTGGAGCTACGTCTATTACACAAGGAACTGAAACGACAAGGGAAGAAGAAGATTCTATCGTTGCAGTCCAAGATCCAGAAGATTAAAGAAAGAATCGAACAGCTTACGCATGAAATACTTCACTAGAGAAGAGTTTAACTGCCAACATACGGGTGAGAACCGTATGGAGCAGGACTTCTTAGACAAACTTGACCAACTCAGGGAGACTTGTGGTTTCCCTTTTGTTATCACCAGCGGCTACAGAAGCCCTAACCACCCTATAGAAGCTAAAAAGGACGTACCGGGAACCCACGCGCAAGGCATCGCAGCAGATATAAAAATAACAAACGCTGCACATCGGTACACAATAATAAGAGAAGCCCTGTCTATGGGATTTAGTGGTATAGGGGTCGCTGGTGACTTTATTCATGTAGATACACGGGGCACTGTACCCGTCATCTGGACGTACTAACTATGTTGTACACAAGAAATACTAACGTCACAACCACAGATGTAGCCACTATGGTTACTGTTCCTAGTGGTTACGTAGCGCACTGGAACATGCTCTTTGTCAGTAACTTAGGTGGATCTACTAACGGTGCTGGCATATACGTAGACAAAGCTGACGGAACCACTGTAGATATTTTAGGCGGTGGTAACGTATCAGCTAAAGACTTTTTGTTAATTGACGGTAACGCAGTGTTTGTTCTTCAAGCTGGTGACGCTATCAAGGCGTACACTACATCGGCAGGAGACATGGAGTTTGTTATAACCTTTGACTTACTAGAACAACCCGCAATCTTTGTAAACTTTAACGGAGCGTAACAGATGAAGTATTTTATTGGTATGTGTTTTTTGTTTGTCAGTGCTATTGTTTATCCTGAGACTGTTATCAACTACGACGACGGCTCTACGTATACTCTAGCTGAAAAAGAAAAAATATACATCACTAAAGGTAAACTGTTTACACAAAAAAATTACAGCAACGGCAACGTTAATTTTACACTCCAAAAAGAACACAGCAAAAGAGACTACGCGCCTGACCCAGACGGAACTGATGATTGGGCAGTAGGGTCTCACCCTTGGTGTAAAGCGTACGTACCGTGGCACGAGGGTCTTACGTTCAACATGATCTCGTGGCAACGAATGTGTGACACAAACAACGACGGTAAGTACGGCTGTGGTGATGACAGGTACAACAACTCAGAAGACGGCGGTGCTTGCTCAAGTTGACAGACCTGAACGTACAACTGTTGCCTTGGCAGCAGGAAGTCTACTCTGATCCTACTAGGTTCAAGGTAGTAGCCGCAGGACGGAGAACAGGGAAGTCCCGTCTTGCTGCTTGGATGTTAATTATTAATGCATTACAAACCGATAAGGGTCAAGTTTTTTACGTTGCGCCCACACAGGGACAAGCCCGTGACATCATGTGGCAAACCCTGCTGGAGCTAGGACACCCTGTCATCTCAGGTTCACACATTA